ACTAAATCCGAGTGGATAGAATTAGCAAAAGGAAAAAAAGAGTTAGCAACTGATTGGAAAACAGCTAAGAAAAAAATAAAAAGACAATGGTTGAAAAAGTAGTAAAGATAAGTGTTGACCAAGTTCAGGCACAAGGTGGACTTGATAAGTTTATAAGCGGTTTAAAAGAAACGGATAAGCAGACCGAATCTTTGCGCACGCAATTACGTAAAGCACAACAAGATGTAGCGGAATTATCAGCTAAGTTTGGAGCAACTTCTAAAGAAGCCGTTGAAGCTGCTAAGCGTGCTGGGGAACTGAAAGATAAAATAGGAGATGCAAGGTCTTTAACCGATGCTTTCAATCCTGATGCTAAATTCAAGGCTTTGTCCGCTTCTTTGGCGGGTGTCACTTCGGGGTTCGCTGCCTATCAAGGTGCTTTAGGGCTAGTAGGTGTAGAGAATAAAAACCTTGAGCAACAACTTTTAAAGGTTCAGTCTGCTATGGCATTGGCTAACGGGTTGCAGTCTTTAGGAGAAGCACGTGATAGCTTTAAACAATTAAAGGCGGTTGCTATCGATGCTTTTAACGGAATAAAAACAGCTATCGGGTCAACGGGTATTGGTTTGCTTGTTATTGCTTTAGGTGCGATATATACTTATTGGGACGATATAAAAGAAGTAGTTGGAGGTGTAAGCGAAGAACAAAAAAACCTTAACGAACTCACAAACAAAAACCTTGAGGCGGAAAAACAAAAATTATCCACAATGGGTAATCAAGATAATATTTTAAGATTACAAGGTAAGACCGAAAAGGAAATATTACAATCAAAAATAAGACAGACCGACGAGGTTATAAAGGCTACAGAGTTATCTATTAAGAATGCTGAAATAACATTACAATCGCAAATCGAAGCAGAAGCTCGTAACAAAAAAATATTAACTGGTTTTTTAGAAATAATACAATTCGTACCGCTTCAAATATTAAAGTTAGTTGACTTATTAGGAGAGGCAATAGGTAAAAATTTCAACTTAGCAAGTAGATTTAAAGATTTTGCAACTGGTTTAATATTTGACCCAGAAAAAGTAAAAACAGAGGGCGAAGCAGCTATTAAAGCGCAACGCGATAGTTTAGAAAAACTTAAAAATGACCGTGCTGGGTATCAATTAGCTATTAATGAAATTGATAAAAAGAATGCCGACGAAAGAGCAAAGGCAGCCGACGAAGCACGTAAAAAAGACGAGGAAAAAGAAAAAAAATATTGGGAGGATTACGCTCAAAGATTAAAAGCCGAACGTGATAGACAAGTTGAGGAAGAGCGTAGCTTTAACGAAACAATAGCGGGATTAAGACAAACAAAGAATGAGCAAACCGATAATGATTTTGTAGCGTTTACCGAGCAATATAATAAAAACTTTGAGGCTTCATTAGCCTATGAGTTAAACGCAAGGCAAGCCTTTGAGGACGCAAAATTTAATATCGCAAGTCAAGGGCTAAATTTACTTTCTCAAATATCAGGAAAATCAAAAGCATTAGCAACGGGAATTTTGATACTTGAAAAAGGATTAGCAATTAGTCAAGTAATCGTGTCGGCTTCTCGAAGTATAGCGCAAGCACAAGCTAACTTAGCAGCAACCCCAGCAGTTATCGGAGTTGTACCAAATCCTTTGTATGCGGTTCAAGCAGCAGCAACAGCTAAAGGTATAATCACAACTAAAATTGCAGCGGGTATTTCTATCGCTTCAATCCTTGCGCAGACTATTGGAAAATTAAGTGGCGGAAGTGTTGGTGGTGGAAGCTCGTCAGGTGGTGGAGGCGGTGGCGGTGGTGCTACAAGTGTTTCAGCTCCTACTTTCAACATCGTAGGGCAAAATCCTAATAATCAATTAGCGCAAACAATAGGAGCGCAACAAAGACAACCTATTGAGGCTTATGTGGTAAGCGGAAATATAAGTAGTGCGCAAAGTCTTGATAGAAATAGAATTAATACAGCTACTTTTAATTAAGTTGATACACTAAAATAACATTACATTATTATATTATGGAAACGTATCAAGTTTTATTTAAAGAGGGAGAAACTACGGGAGTTTACGGAATTAGTCTAGTAAACGACCCCGCTATGGAAAGCCATTGGATAACACTTTCAAAAGAGCAACTCAAACTAAAATCTGTTGATAACGAAAAGCGTATAGTTATGGGTGCTGTTTTAATTCCTGATAAACCAGTTTACAGAAATCAAAATGGTAAGGAGTTTAACATAGTATTTCCTAAAAATACAATTCGTTTAGCGAGTGAGGCGTTTCTTAAAAATGGCTACCAAAAAAGTTCAACTTTAGAACATGATATTGATGCAAAATTAAGCGGTGTTTCAATTGTTGAAAGTTGGATAAAAGAAGATGAAGTAAACGACAAGTCTGTAAAATATGGGTTTAACGACCCTATTGGAACGTGGTATGCATCAATGAAAGTAGATAATAATGAAATTTGGACTGATTACGTTAAGAGTGGTAAAGTAAAAGGGTTTAGCATAGATGGTTTTTTTGATTTAGAACAAATAAAAATGTCTAAAAACAAAACAACAAACGGCATAGATATATGGTTTGAGGGTATTATGCTAACAAAAGGAAAAATAGTAACTGATTTAGATGGTAATAATTTACCTGATGGCAAATATGAATTGATGACAAATGTTACCATAGATGTAAAAAATGGATTGGTTACAGAATTAAACGAAGTAATTTTAAAAAATGAATTAAATATGAGTGAACAAAAGAGCGTTATTGATACGATAATAAACGCAATTAAAGATGGCTTTTCCTCTTTAAAACTTAATAAAGAAATAGAGGTAAAGTTAGGTAGTGTAAATACAGCTGATGGTAGTGTGAAAATCAATTTTGAGGGCGATACTATTATAGCTAATTTACCCGTGACTATGACAGCACCAGATGGCACAGAATTACCTGTCCCTGATGGAGAGTATGAATTAGAAGGTGGAATGAAAATTTCCGTTTTAGGCGGTGTAGTTGCAGAGGTTTCAACAGCACAAGAAGAGGCGCAAGATACCGAAGAGGAAACACCTATGAACGACCAAGCTAACTTAACAACCGAAGCACCGCAAGTTAAAAGCGAAAGAGTAACGCAAGAGGTTTTTTATCAACTTTCTAAAGAAGATTTCAACGCAATGATTGTTGAATTTGGAAAACAAGTTGATGAGAAAGTAAATGCATTACGATTAGAACTTACAAAGCAACCTGAAGAAGTTGTGGAGTTGACAAAAGCAAAACCAGCGATAGAAAAATCTTGGGAGGAAATGACACCTCTTGAAAGACACAGAGCAAGTAAATTAAATTAACAAAAAACAAATAAAAAATGGCAATTAGTTATTCAGTAGTAAATTACAGAGGTAAGGCAGCAGAGCCTATCACAGAGGAAATCTTATTCGAGAACGATACTTTAGGAAAAGGATTAGTTACTTTCGAATCAGACGTTAAAGCGGAAACAATCTTTACAGAGGCTACCGCATCAGCAACATTACAAGCATACACAAGTGGCGTGCCTACTTCAGCAGGTTCATTGACAGCTTTTGATTATGCAGTTACTCCCGTTAAAGTGCAATTTTACCAAGAGTTTGACCCAAATTCTTTACGTTTTTCTCGTTTCAAAAGAGACATGAAGCAAGGTGCTTGGGAAATTATGAGCGACGAATTCGAGCGTTTGGTAATCGGTGGGTTATATGCTAAACAAGTTTCTTTAGCAGCCGAGTACGAATTTTGGAACGGTGTTAAATCAGCAACTCAAACAGCCGTAGCAGCCTTAACAGCTGGAACAGCTAACACTTCGGTAGGTGCGGCTGAGAAAACATTAATCGCAGCTTTGACCGCTTCTCAAACTGATGGTGTTATAGCTCGTATGATTTACAACGACATCAACTCTTCTGCTACTGCGGGCGTTGGTACTCGTATTAAAGTAGCTGGAACAACCGTAACAGCTTCAAACATCAAAGCAGAGTATGACAAAATCTATGCAGCTATTCCATCGGTGGTATTATCTAATTCGGAAGCACCAAGAATATACGCTCCGAAGTCACACAAACAAATGATTATCCAAGCTAACAACGTTACAACTGACTACACTAAACCGTTTTCAGTTTCCGAAAATGCTGATAGCTTTTATTTCAATGGTTTGGAAATCGTATTCGTTCCAATACCTGAAAAAGTAGTGATTTGTGCCGTGCCATCACACTTGATTTGGTGTACAGATTTGGAAAGCGATGTTAATACTATGCAATTAGATAAAATTGCTAACAACAGAGAGGATATGTTCATCAAACACAACATGACTATCGCTGCTCACATCGTTAACCAAAAGTTCAACGTTCTTTACGTAGGATAATTTACTAACATAACCGCTTCTTAATTGGAGCGGTTTTAAAAAATATTATATATGGCGTGTGATTTAATTACAAAAGGAAGAACGTTACCTTGTAAAAATAGTAGAATTGGCATTAAATATGTCGATTTTGCTAACTTTGACAGCGCAAACGTTTTTACAGTTACGGGGCAAGAAATAGCTACACTACCATCAGGACTTGACGAGGTGTTTAGATACCAAGTAAAAGCAACTGGCAATACTTTAGTTGAAACTGCCACTGTAGATTTAGAAAAAAGAACTACCGAGATTAAGCAAGTGCTTAACTTAGTGTTACAAAAAATGACCAAAGAAAGTGAAGTTGAATTTTTAGCTTTGACTTATGGTATTACAACTGCTTTCGTTCACGACTTTAACGGTAACGTTTTTGCCGTTGGAATTGATACAGGTTTAGACGCTACTTCAAGTACTAAATCAACAGACGATGGCGGTTATAAAATCACTTTAGAAGCAGTTGATACTAAATACAGTCCTTACTTATCAAGTTCAGCTAAAACAGCGTTAGAAGCTTTAGTAAGCACTTCAAACGTAACACCATAATTCTTTAGTTTTAATAGTTTTTTATTAAGGCGGAGTTGATACACTTCGCCTTTTTTACATTATAATATTATGGAAGAAAAGAAACACGTTTTAGACGTAATTCAGTTAGCTAATTACGTTCGACCTGATGTTAAAGAGGTAAGCAATAAAGAATGGGTAATGAACGGGGATAAAAACTCATTCTATACCTACATAATTGAAAGATATAATGGTTCACCAACTAACAGAGCAATCATTGATAGTTATGCGAAACTAATATACGGCAAAGGTTTATATTCTAAACAACAAGCTGTAAAACCGTTACAGTTTGCGCAAGTCCTTCAAAAGTTATCAAAAAAAGATTTACGTAACATTTGCCAAGACTATGCAGTATTTTCGGAAGCTTGTTACGAGGCTATTTATAAAAATGGTAAGTTAGAAAAAATAAAGCACGTACCTAAAAATCAAATCTTACCAAATAAAATGAATGCTGATGGCGATATTGATGGGTATTGGTACTCCCTTGATTTTAACCAACCAAGAAAATACGAACCTATATTTATACCTAAATGGGAAGCGGGTAAAAAGAACGGCTCTTATATTAAAGTTATTAGCTCGTATCAATTAGGAAAGTCTTACTTTACAGACCCTGACTATATGGCTGGATTGGCTTACGCTCATTTAGAAGAAGAAATAGCAAACTTTTGTATTAATTATATTTCCAACGATTTAAGTATTGGGAAAATTATTAATATGAATAGTGGCGAACCTCAAAGCGAAGAGGTAAGAGCGAATGTAAAAAAAGCATTTAAAAAAGAGGGGCAAGGCAGCACTAATGCGGGGAACGTTTTTATTAATTGGAACGATAACAAAGATACGGGAATAACGTTTACAAATATTGAGGTAAGTAATGCTTATGAGCAGTTTAATTGGTTAAGTGAAGAGGCACAAGGAAAGATTTTAACCGCTCATAAAGTAGTAAGTGGAAAAATGTTTGGAATTGATAGGGCAAGTGGTTTTAGTTCAAATGCAGAAGAAATTGAAACGGCTTTTAACGAAACTATGTTAAACGTTATCCAACCTAAACAAGAGGTAATACTCGACGATTTAATGGAAACTTTTACCGATGCTGGTTTTTCTATTGATTTAGATTTTATTCCATTAAGAGAAAAAAAACAACCCGACCCAGTTACATTATCTAACCACGAACAACATCAAGACCCCATCATAGCTGATACATTAGTAGAATTAGGCGAAGTAATTGACGAGAATTGGGAGTTAGTAGATGAAATCGAAGTGGTTGGAGAGCCTAAACTTAGCGAAATAAGTCTTAATTTGGCAAGTGTTCCGAGTTCATTCCCTAACGTAGCGAGTGAACAAGATACATCTTTATTTAAAATCCGTTACAAATATGCTGGAAATCCAAATCCTGAACGTGAATTTTGCGCTAAAATGATGAAAGCTGATAAAGTTTATCGTAAAGAGGATATTGAATTGGCTGGTAGTAAGGTAGTTAATGCTGGGTTAGGCTTAAAAGGGGCTGATACATACTCAATTTGGCTATATAAAGGTGGTGTGAACTGCAAACATTTTTGGCAAAGACAGATTTATTTACGTAAAAATAATGGTAAAATAAGTGTAAATGAGGCTCGTCGTATGATTTTAGACTTAGATCCTAAAGATAGACCTTTAGCAAAATGGCAAGAGAATGACAGTTTAGTAGCACAACCAGCGCAAGCATCGAATAATTATTTTAAAGCAGAGGAATAATGGCAGTATATTTAATAGATTATCAGGCAGGTGAGTTGACAAATAATACTCCTTTAGGTGGTAATATTGATGTTGACCGTTATAAATTTTGCATTTTAGACGCTCAAAACAGTAAGGTTAAAGAATTATTGGGAGACACGCTTTATAATAAAATAGAAAATGATTATATTGCAAACAATTTAACAGGTAATTATGAAACTTTATATAATGAGTTTATTAAACCTATTATAATTCATCAGTCAGCAGTAGAATATCTTACTATTGGTAGTTTTCAAGTTTCTAATGGTGGTATTTACAAACATACACCAGTTAATGGAACACCTGTTGAAATGAGCGATGTTAAATACATAATTGACAGTCAAAAAATGAAAGTTGAAATGTATATGGAACGGGCGCAAAGATGGTTGAATAGAGTAAGACCTGCGGAATATAATTGGTATTATGAAAATATAGTAAATCCTTTTCCTAGAAAAATAGGTCTTTCGTTTGATATTGTTTGTAAAAATACAAAAGAATGGATAGAAAAAAGCGACAACCGAATGGACAACTTTTACGAAAGTTAGAAATATATTTGTCAAAAAAAGAAAAAGAACAAAATGGCTATAAATCAAATAAACGTAGGAACAACAGCAAATGATGG